AGGGCTTCGCACAGAGGTGTTATGTGCTTGTCTCGTAAGAGACTCGATGCGTGACATTGATGTTCGATGTTTCCAACATCAGAGAAGAACATCTCAAGTCTTCTCGGTCAGCAAGGATAAGGCAATTAGGGATTGAGACTGGATGGAATGGGATTCATCAGTTCAATCTCGTAGTCTGCGACGATTGTACCCGCCGAGCCCGCCACACCTCCGTCTGTGCCATAGAATAGTTCTGATGGACAGAAGGAGTTGCGATCGGACGCGGTTGATAAAGCGCCGTAGCCAGCGAGAGAGATCCAAGGATAGTTCTTAAGACTAAACTTGGTGACGTCCACCGTGACATCTACCGATGATGACCCTCCTCCCCAGACCGGGGAGAGAACGCCATGATCGAGAGAGATCACGTTGGACAGGACTGATGGAGCCGTGTCGCCGGCGTCCGAAACAAGACCCATTGCATAACGTCCTGAGGTACCAGTACCACAGAACGGAATGTAAGAGATCTTGAGACGGATCCAACGATACTTTCCATAGGAGGAGCTTGCTCCTCCTAACCAGGAGAATGTAGTGGGGATCAAGGGCTTTCGAGCAATTGTTGCCGCACCGGCCGCAGCCAGAGACACGGTGTCAACAAGAACTTCACAGTTCCTGATGATAACGCGGTTCCGGTCACCGGTCGTAATGCGGGTAGCAGGTTGCCTGAGAATCATTGATCTCGCAGCTGGAGCCACTACAGGGGTCGTTTTGGGGGAAACAGTAGTTTTCTTCTTGGGAGGCATACGCGAAGTGAATTTTGTATGGGATCCTAGGACTCACAACCTAGGACTGTACATTATACATCTCCTTCTAAGGAAGGACAGAGCCGTGCAGTCTCTTGGCATTTTGGTTAGCACTGAAATAACAGTTTTGGTCTAATTAAGATGTATAACCCCATGACAGTTTAACGACATGTCTGGGTCAAGGGATGATATTAATCGGTATACTGATTAATATCAAACGCTTCTGTGTATGTAGGAAACTTCGCGGGTTCTGGATCAACGGTCACAATCTTTAACAATAATGACTCAAACAAGCCATTAGCGGGTAAACGAGAACCTCGAAATCGATCCTTTGAGATCTGATCCCTAAAAGACATTAAGGTCTTTATGGGAAAAGATTTCATCTGGAGGAATTTCTTCTCGGTATCGTAAACCCCATTGTTATAGACTGGGATCATTTGATCTACCAGAACATCATGCTCCCGTTGATTTAAGACCTGATCAACAGGAAGAAAACGATACACTCGATACTGTTTCCGAGTGAGAGTTAGTGCCTTATCCGATAGGTCGCCTTTCATTAATGGAAGGCGGAAAGCTTGTATTTTGGTGGGCCCGTTGTAGGAAGGATAGTCCTGTGAAAGGACCTTGTCAAAGAGGAATCTGGCAAGTTTCTTCTGGAAGTAAGTAAAGTGAATAACTTTGCGAACTTCCGGGTGAAGATCAAAGCCACATCCTCCAACACAAGGTGAGAGGAAGAGAGAGAAGTTGCCGGAGGCAGTAACCTCCTTTACGGATTCCTTGTGGTAATGGAGAAATCGACGATGAGCTCGAAGTTTATCTTGAGCTCCGGCCAATACTTTATTGTATAAAGCATTGACTGGAAGAAGATCCTCAGGACGCTTGTTGAGTTTAGACTGTCCAGTGAGAAGTCCTACGTTGAGATAACCAACCTGTGAGAAACCAGAAGTTGGGTTGTAAAACCAACCTTCTGAGTTAATCGTCAGGAAGCGATCTGAGACGTAGTTCTTCCCAAGGGAAAGAGTGAATCCGACCTCGGAAATATTCCGAAGCCAGATTCAACTAAACTCCTCATTCGTTCTGAAGAGGATATCATCGCCGTTCACCAACACAGGGAGGTCCAAAAGGGAGACCTGCTTTCCAAGATACTGTTCCAGTGATAACCAATAGGAACAGAGATTGACAACACAAAGAATTGGGAAAGATAAAGTCGATCCCATCAATTGGCCAGATGTCTGGTCAATTGGCTCCAAACCGCCTTTCTTCTCGAAAGATTTTGGGTAATGTAACTTCTGTTCATAAAGGACAGATGATAACAAATCCGAAATCTCTTGAGAAAGAGAAAGATGGGACAAAGATGCCTGAAAAGCATCCTTTGTATAGGAGATCTTTAAGTTGTCAGTCGCTGCACTATAGTCACCACTATTCCAGTCTTGGAAGGCCGGTCTGTCCGTGCTCTGGAAGACTCTTTGTTCTCTTTCTAAAAGAGAATGAAAGTCCTCCTCACGGATAGGTCTGCCAGTCGGAGAGAATTGAGGAAATCGTTGGAGGTAAGTCCAAAGAGCTTTTTGATAAAATTTTGAAATGTAGTATTTCACTTCATTTCCTTTTGTTATCAAACGGACCTTTAGAGGCTCAAGTACAGCCGAGACCGATACGTTGGAATGAAGAAGGGAGGGATCGGAGAGACGCATTTCTTGGAGTAACTGTAAAAGGTTATCCCAAGTAGGCGATCCACGATACTCTCGAAGGGTAGAAGAATCTTCTTCCTCCATCCGAATTAATTCGGAAGGGGGGAAAAGTTTCATCAACTCTTCATCTTCAGGACCAAAGTAAAGGTCTCGTAAGTATTGACGAGCCCCACCAGACGATCGGAGAGATGAGAAACCTGCAGAAGCAGATGCCTCATATAATCGGGGGTTAACACTTCGAAACTTCTTAAAGAATCGAGCGAAGAGATCCGACATCTCCTTTCTCTCAAACCATGATGTCTTGTGAATGGCACTGTAAGGACTCGAAAGAGTTTTACGATGCTTTAACAAGGCCTCATAGATGAAAGATTGGGGAACAGTCTCGGCTCCTCGCTTAACTCCTTGAAGAAGACCTAAAAAGAAAGCACAGTTTCGTTTTGTAAATGAAACTATGCGATTTTTATAGAATCTTCGAAGTGCCCCTGAGAATAGAGACATATGACACTTAAAAGTGTCAGGTTTCTCAGGAAGAGGATTATGGAGAAAACGGGCCATACCAGAAGCAGTGAAGAATTTAGCATTCTTCACAAAGCTTTCCATAGACCAAGAAGCCATGTTATTATAGGCTTCTAGCTGACTTTTAAGGTCAAACTCCCGAAACTTTGGATAAGAATCGAGAAGCACTTCATAGTACCCACGCGAAAGCTTGAGTGCATGAAGTGCAGACTCGGTTCCTAAAGAATAGAGAGTAAGACCTTTGAGAAAATCATCGGAGACAAGGGTTGCCCCAGTGATCTGAAAGAACTCACGAAAGTGAGGAATTCGATCATTGGGAACTAATACCCGAGTCTGGCCGAAGGTCGCACCGTTGCGACATAGGCACCCGATAAGCTCATCGATAAGAGTCAATGCAGACATTAGTTTGTATGTGACGAAAAGC